AAAAAACCCGAGCCGCCGCTAAGATTCGCGAACGTATTGAACAGGTCGTTGACTTGTACCTCACACGTACTGTTGTCAAAGAAGTCATAGCAGGAAAACTCGACATAAACGCAATTCCAATGGGCGAGATCATGACAAGTGACACCGTAGTCGCTGAACTAATTGAACGGTACAAAAAGGAGTACGTCGACATCAATGAGTTCTTGAAGTGATGTTCAGAATATTCGTGTGAATTGATCTGTAGATGTCATCAATCGAATTGATGAATATGTCAGGTGTCTACGTAATAGACACCTGAATTGTTTAACCAACGGCGTTCATCATCATGATGTCATGCATACTTACGTTGAGGGGTTAACATGCGAGCACTAGTGTTAAGTGGAGGAGGCGTAAAGGGTGCATTCCAAGTCGGCGTTTTAAAGCGCTTGATGGGTGATCTGAAGATAGATTACGATATCATCTGCGGTGTATCTGTCGGTGCGTTAAATACCGCGGGTCTAGCGATGACGCCAAAAGGAGATCCCGCTTTTGCAATTGCATGGTTGGAAGAGTTCTGGTTGACACGGATCAACACTTCCGCGATTTACAAGCGTTGGTTTCCCTTCGGCCGACTTCATTCGTTATGGTTAAAATCAGTATATGACTCATCACCTCTGATCAATCTTGTCAAAGACAACTTGCATCTTGATCTGGTGGCAAATAACGGGCGAATCCTTGCTGTAGGTGCAGTGTGTCTAGACACCGGTGAACACAAATTTGCTCGCGAAAATGATCCTGATTTTCAAAAGTGGGTTCTTGCCTCCTCGTCCTTTCCAGTTTTTCTTCAACCTATTGAGATTAATGGACAATTGTGGTCAGACGGTGGGATCAAGAATGTCACACCATTGGGTGAAGCAATCAGGCTTGGTGCTGACGAGATAGATGTCATCATGTGTACGAACACTGCTGAAAGAACTCAATGGGACTCTCAAAAGAAACGCGCCATTCCTGATCAGGTAATCAGGGCAATCGATTTGATGTCAGATCAAATCGTGAACAATGACATTGAATTGTGCGGATTGAAAAATGATCTTGCTGTCATTGATGACAGGTTTCGAAAGGTCAAAGTTAGGGTCGTGATGCCTGATAACATCTTGACAAAGGATCCCTTGAACTTTGATCCCGTCAGAATCAAGGAAATGATTGATATCGGATATCTCGCAGCCGATAAATTCGTGGTGTATGATTGAAGTAACACGCCGTCGGTTGTTGTGGGATTCCATACTTAACGTCTAAGACGATGCCAATTTTCGCCCAGACGATATCTCCTACGCCGTACGGCTTTTTTGATTCTGACACTGACTTCCAACAGGAGGCAGATGGGTTTGTCACGTTTGTAAAGAGAAAATTGGGTGACGACATCCTTTCGGTCGAATTGACACGTAAGGAAATTTGGTCGTGTTTGGAAGAGTCGTGTTGTGAGTATGCTCGTTTCGTTCATGAGATGAAGATAACGTCGGAACTGGCCAACGTGTTAGGCATGCCCACAGGAAGTGGAACAAGCATGACAAACATGTATCCACATCAGACGTTAGAATTCCTGATGCGTCAGGCAGAACCATATGCATCGTATGCATATGTCGGCGGTTCGTATGACGCTACGTTGGGTTACTTTGATCTTGTCGGAGGAAGACAGGATTACAACATCTACACTGAATTGAAAGATGCTGTATCTGGAAGTTTGATATTCGACAACATGTCTGTGAAAGGTGCCATCAGAATCATCGAAGTGTTCCATGCTGAACCCCTCGCAGCACAGCACTTTCTCTTGAATGCGTCAAACATGACGAATTTTTTGGCAACGAATTTCAACTATGAGTCATATGTCAACAGCACGATCTTTTATGTCCTGCCTGTGTTTGAGGACGTGCTAAGACGTAGCATGCTTGAAACTGCATTCAGGGTCAGACGTTCGAATTACAGTTACGATGTGATTGGAAGCAACCTTCGAATTTATCCTATCCCGACGACAGACATTCAGATGGGAAGGTTATACGTGAAAGTTCAAGCCGGCGCGCAAAATCCCATCGATCCGACGGCACTTCCCCAAGACGACACGATGTACGGTGTGTCAGGTCCCCAGAATGTCCCGTTGGGAAACATTCCTTTCTCGTCGATCACGCAACCGGGTCGTCAATGGATCAGGCAATACGCATTAGCATTGTGCAGAGAACTCTTGGGTATAAACAGGTCAAAATTCCAATCAATTCCCATCCCAAATGCTGAACTTGTGCTCAACGGCGAAACACTGATGACACAAGGCCGTGAAGATAAGGAAAAGTTGGCGACGCAGCTGAAAGAGTTTCTAAGCGGCCTGACGAATGCAAAGCTCATGGAACAGCAAGCGAACCTTGCCGAGAACATGATGAAGCAGTTAAAGTTTGTGCCTATGCCTCTCGGAAAAGCGATAACCATAGGTTGACATCAATGAAAAAACTTCTCGTTGAAATCATCAGAAATCTTATCCTTGAGTACACACCTCAGGAGGGTGTGACTTTATATCATCGATCTTTTCATAAATTCAAAGTCGGTGACGTAATCAAGCCGAAAGTTGATCCGTCGACCGGAAAACCTCATCGTAGTGACAGAAATGTAGAGAAGGCACTTGAAATTTACAGATCAAAGAAACATCCAGAACTTCCTTCGAGGTTCAACTGTGTATATCTTTCGTATCTTCCAAGGTCGAGATTTTTGAGTAAAGGTAACCTGTACGCCGTCAAACTCGGACCAGGTCCGACACTAACGACAGATTCAATGATCATTGATGAGTTAGCTAATCGTTACAGGAGTGTATACGATTATAATTCAAGTAAATTTCTCGAACCATACGTGTATGACGACGATGATCTGATCGTGAAGTACTGGGAAGGTGTAAACCCAACTCGTGATAACCTTCATAACCTGGAGGTCTTGGCATCATCAGCAACAGTGATTGAAGTCATCGATGACAAAAACATGCACCCAGGTGATGTGATCGAGTTAGGTCGTGATGCAGAACAAATTCAATTTATGATAGACGTATACATCACTAATGGTGCTAAACACACGTATGCTAGTGATGGAGGAACCATGGTTCCATTATCGACAATAGAAAAAAAGATCAACGCGTTTGATTTTCATAACGTCAAGTTCATGAAAGCTCCGGACTCTGATTATCAGTATGGGAATTTTGTAGTTACATTTAATCGCGGCACAAAACTAAAAGTGGTGTCAACGAGATTGAAACCTGAACCAACAGGCAAACTAAATCCTAATGCATACATACGCATGCGTTTTGCGTTGTTAGATGATCCGGATGTTAGTTTCGAGTTAACAGGTTCAGAATCACTCAAACTGTTACGTTCTGTACATAAGAGTGTAACGAAGGTGATCAAACAATGAGTCGTCTTTACATCACGCCTCGCGAGCTAAATTTCATCTCTGACATTACAAAAGAGTTGATCAAGGACGTCATTGGTCAGAAGATCTACTATTATGCGATCTCTGAAGTGAAGACGAACGTACATGCTGTTTACAACGAATCGATGCAAAAGGTTTTTGACAATCCCATTGCGATCGACGCAATCGTCGACGCAAACTTTCAGACTGACACAAAGATCACACAATTTGGTGTAGACGCAAATTACAAGATCGAGGTGTTCATGCAACATCGCGACCTGGTCGACAAGGGAATCAACATCTCGATCGGCGACATTTTCTCATTCAGCGATATCTTTTACGAGATCACTGAGCGAATGTTCATGAGAAACATATACGGTCTTCCGGAGCACAAGGGCGGCATAAAAATCATCGGAACTCGTGCACGTGAAGGTTTGTTCGACACGCTCGTTGTCGGTCCGACTGACATCTCACGACCAGAACTTGATGCAGTTCAGACACAATTCGTTCAACAACGTGGACAAACGACGAACAAAGAGGGTCTGACGGGAGACAAGCGAGATCTTCAAGAAAATGGAGTGCTTGATCCACCGTTGTCAGGTCCCAAAGAAGTTTCACAACAAGGCGAACCTCTTCGTATAGGGTCTTCGTTCTACGATGAGTGAGGATAACTAGAGATGCCAACAAGGTTCAATATCAAGAGCGTACCGAAGTTCGGCGTCTTCGGAATCAAATCGGGGTACGAGTCAGGTCCAACACCTGATCTTAGCATCCCGTCGTGTAACATGGAAGACATCGACGAGGCGATGTTCTCATTGTTTTCATCGGAGATTCCGTTCCAGGCGTTGGACCCGGCGACGCAGACGATGAAGGAAGTCAATGTCGTGTTCGCTTCAGGTGAAAAGTGGGCCATGGTAAAAAAGACCATGGCCACACGTGACAGGAGCAAGTCTCTCAAACTTCCTCTAATCGCACTAGGCAGGTCTGGTATTAGACAGGCATATGACGGCGATATCACAGGCCGAGGAATGAACCAACACACAGGTGAAATTGTCATCAAAAGACGGCTGGATAAATCTGACAGAAATTACCAGGCATTGATCAACCGTCTTTTATTGAAGCATCAACAGAACTTGGCCGTGAGCCCTGAAGAGGCCGATGCGAGCCAATTGTCAACCGTCCGGACGATAGGTGACATGTCAGATGATCCTGAAATTCAAGCGGGTGCATATCTCAAGTCTGACCTGACGAATAACGTGTTTGAGACGATCGTCGTTCCAACGCCCCAATTTTACACTGCGACATATGAAATCATCATATGGACTCAGTACATGCAACACATAAATGACATAGCTAGTACACTTTTGTCATCGATGTTGCCTCAAGTGAAGGGTTGGAGGATTGACACAAAGAAAGGGTATTGGTTCATTGCCAGGGTGGCAGATGATCAATTTAATTCTGAGACCAATTTTGATGACATGTCATCAGAAGAACGAATGATAAAACTAACGTTCACTGTTGATGTACAGGCGGCGCTCTTCGCCGGCGCTCATCCCGGTGCTCCCGTTCCCGTCAAAAGATATGTGTCTTCTCCTGACATTCAATTCACCCTTTCACCAGAATCATCTCCGGAGTCAACAGAGACTAGCTTGATGGGTGATCCTTTTCTTGGATCTGACGATCCAACATTACCATTGACTGATGGTCAGAACAAACGTCCTGATCAACGTGATACAGGAAGGACGAGATTGTATCAAGCAGGTGACACGCAAGATGCTCACGATCCTGCGTTGTCTGGGTTTCCACGAGGAAGAAATCCCGCGAGGTACAAGACAGTAACGTACGTTGATTCAGTTGGAAAGAAAGTTAAGCGTCGTATACGTGTTGCAACCATCAACAGCCATACTGGTGAGACGTCGTATGCCCCTGGGACCGATCTCGATAACATGTCAATCGTTGTTGTTGATGATTGATAGTCGACCAGCTTTCGATCCTGCGTCGAATACTTATTGCTGCGAATCCCCACTGCATAGAGGAGAGCTGTAATGGCCGAGCAGACATTTAGGTCACCTAATTTTTACGAACGCGAAATTGATCTTTCAGCACCTAGGCCCGTAGGGCCAGTAGGAACGCCCGCCGGCGTCATCGGCACAGCTAATCGGGGACCTGCGTTCGTTCCCGTGACAGTAGGAAATTTTGACGAATTTGTATCGTTCTTTGGCAATGTTGATCCGAAATTGTTTGGACCATATGCAGTGAACGAATTCCTGAAACACAGAACCGCCCTTACATACATGCGCGTTCTGGGTGCTGGCGCAAATGAGACCTCGGCACATATTTCTACGACCGCAGCTACCGGTCGAGTAAACGGCGCAGGATTCTATCTAAATGGAAGTACGTCTGCAGCCATATTTGGTCGTCACAATGGCATCGTACAATTTTTGGCAGCACGACATACGCTTCAAGCAAATGAAGCATACGGCATGCCGATCTTTGCTGACAACGATTCGTTCAATGGGTCGACTGTAAATCTAGTTCGTGGTCTTATCCTTACTCCATCATCTTCAAGAGTGATGGTATTGGGTGGAAGCGTAACAGGAGTGGGTGCCTTCAACAGCCTAACGTCTGATGCCGCTGCAATCACTTCTGGTGTGTTTAAGATCGCTATTTCCTCATCACAAGGAAATACGTTCTGGAATACTGACGGTAATCCGGGCGTAAAAATTATGACCGCGTCGTTGGATCCTACGTCAGCGAACTATTTCGGAAAGATCCTTAACACTGATCCGGACAAATTTGTTGAAGAACAACATCTTTTGTATGCTGATTTTGCCGTCGACGATGAACTCGCAACGCCAACGTTTGCGGCGATCCTTTCGGGTTCAACGGCAACGAGTGATACATCGGGTGATACATCTCTTGTCATGAGACAGGCATTTGGAGCATACGATACGAGGTTCACTGCACCGAAGACGTCATGGTTTATTTCACAGCCTTTCGGAACAACTGAGTATGACCTCTTCAGGCTCGAAGCGCTCGATGATGGTGAATATGCCAACAACCTTTACAAGATTTCAATCACAAATCTCAAGGCGTCGTTAGACGACTCGAACCCATATGGTACGTTTAGTGTGTATGTCCGTGATTGGAACGACGTCGACACAAACCCGTTGGTTCTAGAGTCATTCCCAAACTGCAGCTTTGATCCTCAGGCTGACAATTATATTGGAAAAGTTATTGGCGATCGTAAGGTCACGTTTAACTTTGATTCAGACGTTGACACTGAGCGTCGTCTCATTGCAACCGGAAAGTATCCAAATCGATCTAAGTTTGTCAGAGTGGTGATCAGCGACGCAGTTGATCGTGGGCTGGTGCCACAACGTACGTTACCATTTGGTTTCCGTGGTGCCCCTGTCCTAAAGACCAACGATTCTTTGAATGACACTGCGCAGACAGATGCCCGCCTCGCCGGTGTACTTGGCGCTAGCGTTGCGTCTGCACTTTCGGGTGCAATCCTTCCTCCTGTACCTTTTAGGTTCAAGGTGACGAAGGGAGAGACGTTGAATACTGCGACGTGGTCAGGTCAACCTGGTTCTACTGAGCTTGCTGTTCCTTCGTATTACTGGGGTGTGAAGTTTGAAAGGAACACTCTTCCTCTCAACCCAAACCTCTCGTCAGAGAAGAACAAACTTCTAGAATCATACACCAAGTTCATGGGAATTGAGAAACTTGACGTTCTCATGACCGGGTCGGGTGCAGACACTTTCAACAACAACAAGTTCACACTAGCCAAGGTAGTTCTTGGAAACAGTGCTTTGGGTCACCTCACATCGTCGATCAACGATCACATGCGTGAGGCAGCATATGTCAGGAATGCAGTGCTTGACTCAACGAATTACACATACAACGATCCAACCCTTGGAACGCGTGTTACACTCGCAACGCTTCTTGCATCTGGTACTGCTGCTGAATTCAATAAATTCTCAACGTACGCTAAGTTTACTAATTTCCTCGCTGGTGGTTGGGATGGTGTAAACATCCTTGACAAAAATGCAAAGAGGATGAACGACAAGTCAACATCGTTTGATGCAGGAGGAAGCGCGGAAGCGAGCTTCACCGCACCGGGAATGTCGATCAATCCGAACGGAACGGGACAATCTAACAGCACGGTCATGTCTTACATGAAAGCAATTGACATGATGACTGACGGTCTGACTGTCAACACGAATATTTTGGCAATTCCAGGAATTCGTGATTCTTTCCTCACTGAGTACGCAATGAAGAAGGTTCGTGATTACGGACTTGCTTTCTATGTCACAGATATTCCATCTTATGACGACAGCGGCAATCGATTGTTTGATGATTCGGCGGCAAGACCAAGTGTTGATATGACAGCTGCTGCAGTCGACCTAAGAGTGATTGACAACGATTATGTTGGAACGTATTGGCCTGATGTCTTTGTCGATGATAAGACAAACAAACGTAGGGTCAAGGTTCCCGCGTCTGTCGCTGCAATGGGAGCGCTAGCGTTCAACGACAGGGTTGCATACCCATGGTTTGCACCCGCAGGTTTCAACCGCGCAGCGTTGGACTTCGTGACGAACGTCGTCGTTCGCCTGAGTGTCACCGACCGTGATCGTCTATACGATTCAAGGATCAATCCGATCGCAACCTTCCCGAGAATGGGATTTGTGATCTACGGTCAAAAGACATTTAAAATCAACAAGTCAGCACTTGACAGAGTGAACGTCAGAAGGTTGATTCTCGAAGTAAAGCGAATCATCATTGACATCGCAATGAAATTGACCTTCGAACAAAATACACCTGACGTCAGAAACAAATTTGTCTCCGATTCAATCCTGCAATTGGGTCTCATCCAGGCTCAAGCGGGTGTCGAGGCATTTCAAGTCGTCATGAACGAGACTAACAACACCAAGGAAGATGAAGACCTGAATCGCCTGAAAGGCAGGATCGTCGTAGTCCCAACAAGGGTGATCGAGTATATTCAAATAGACTTCATCATCACGCAAAGTGGAGTTGCATTTATTTGAGATGCTCCTCGTCTATGCGTAACAGAAGCGAAGTCTATAGTTAGTGACTAGGAGAAATCTAGATGGCACAACAGAAGTTTGGGAGCGCTGGCGTATCTGCAAGAGAGATTGATATCTCTGGACCAGTCACACGTCAGCCCGTTGGCGTACCCGCCGGCGTCATTGGAACGGCACTCAAGGGACCGGCATTCGTGCCGGTCACTGTTGGCAACGTCAGCGATTTCTTCGCAAAGTTTGGTGAGACAGACGGCAAGAAGTTTGGTCCGTTGGCAGTCGTTGAGTGGCTACGTAATGCAGGTTCAGTAACATATCTTCGTGTGCTCGGTGTAGGTGATGGCAAACAGAGGGCGACCTCAGGTACAACTGCCGGTGCTGTGACAAGCGCGGGGTTCACGGTCGGCGAAGAGTTGCCAGGTTCAACCGGTGCTTTGGCCGCGAATACGTACGCAAATGCTGGAGGCGTCTCAGGGAGGACATACTTCCTCGGCGCATTCATGTCTGAATCAGCAGGTTCAACAGTATTCAGTTCAGCAGGATTGCAAGGTCCTGGAAGCGTGACACCCGGCATCACTGGTTCGTTACCTATCATTCGAGGTTTGTTGATGGCACCTTCCGGCGTCATCATCGCGTTGTCTTCGTCTGTCTTCGGTGATAACTCAGCGCCTGGATCAACGTTGGTTGCTTCTCCTGCGACTGCACACGGCAATACGATGGGTGCTGTCAATCTTCTTGAAGGTACTATCGCAAAGTCTGAGTTCGTTCTTCTTTTGAATGGACACAAGGGAACGGATTCACTTTATCCGAATGTCATTACTGCGTCATTCGATATGACAGCACCCAATTACTTCGCGAACGTCTTCAACAAAGATGCGACGAAGATTGAACAGGCAGGTCATTTTCTTTACTCAAATTGGGACATTCACCCGTGCACTGCAGTAGTCACCGGAACAGGCGTTGTTCACCTTTTGAGCGGCGCATCCGCGACAACAGCACCCAAGTCAGGCGCTGAAGTCGCCGCATTCATTGCGACCAGCTCACTCTCTCGTAACGCGGGAAGCACCACAGTTCCAAACTTCGAAGCGTGGACAGACAGGTTTACCAACGCAAAGTCGCCTTGGGTAATCTCTCAGAAATTCGGTGGAAATGCATCTGATCTCTTTAGATTCCATGCACTCGACGCTGGTGAAGGTGTGTCGACAAATTACAAGATCTCCATCGAGAATCTTGCACCTTCGACTGATCCGTCAAACCTGTATGGAACGTTCGATGTTGTTGTACGTGACTGGACAGATCGTGATGGAGCATTGCTTCCTCTCGAACAGTTCAGAGGTCTGACGCTCAATCCTTCGGATGATCGTTACATCTCCAAGGTTATCGGCGACGCGAACGTGTTCTTTGACTTTGACAGGTCAGAATCAGCACAGAAGATTGTTGTCGATGGCAACTATCCATTGCAATCGAACCTCATCAGAGTTGAGATCAACCCAAGCATTGAGAACGACGCAATTGATCCGACTGCACTACCATTCGGATTCCGAGGAATAGAACACCTTGTCACGTCAGGTTCTGCACCTTTTGGTGCGACGGTCACGACGACAAACACTCACATCGGTACGTATTACCTTCAAAGGGCCGTCACTCCTCCTCTCCCGATGAGGTCGAACATAACAAACGGATCCGGTCTCAAGATTCAAGTCAATCCTCTCCTTTATTGGGGAACTCAATTCGAACACGTCAGCAGTCTTTCGACGCCGAACGCTTCGACGTTGAAGAATGCATCTCTCGATGCATTCTCAAA